ACCTTCAACTATGTATTCAAAGATCTCCCACGCAATACCGATAATAACAACCCACATTACAGCCCAAAAGTCTGAAGCTCCGAGCCATTGTGCGACTTTAGCTATAAAAAGTCCAGCAGCTAAGTGATATGAAGTCCAACCATCTAATGCGCCTATATTAACTTGCCATTGATAGAATTTTGCTAAAGGATTATTCATTTCTTACCTTTCGTGTTATTTTGCGCCAAATACTTTAGACCAAAAGCCTTTTTTCTTCTTTTTGCCCTTTTCGCCTAATTTCTTACCTTTTTTCTTTTTCTTCTTCTTTACTTCTTCCATACCAGCTTTATTGCTCATATCAGCTGCACTTACAGTTGGTACTGCAGCAAATAATATTACAGCAGAAAGAAATAATTTTAATAGATTTTTCATAGGATTGTCTCCATTTGTTTGTCAATAGCACCGATTATGCTTTTGAAATCTTTGTATGCCTTTTTATAAATTCCTGGCTTTTCTCTATCTAAGCCTGCAAGTAGACGTTTAAAATTTGTAACCATATTGCTTCCATAAAGTTTAAGCATCATAATACGACGCTTATCTTCATCCATCTCGCGTATTTTACGAAGAGCTTCTTTTTTAGTCATTATCTCTTAAAATAACTTTTCATTTGCTTTATAATAAAGCTAGAATCTATCATTTTTCTACTTTTAATTGACTTAATTATTGCGTCATGAAGTGCTGCTTTAAATCCTGGGTACATAAAATTACCCATTTCTTTTTCAACTTTCTTGCACATTCTCTCAAAGTCTTCAAGTATTCCTTCACCCTGAGATTTAAATATGTATTCAGCAGCTTTTAATTGCTCATCAGCATTTTCTTGTACTATCAGGTTTTTTAATTTAATCATATCTTTATCCCATGTTTTTTAATTTTTGCATGTAGTCCAGCCATCCAACTATGTGCAATTTTGTGAACATCTGCTTTTGCTGTATACTGCATTAAAAGTTTGATGATCATGTCATCTACTTTTCCTAACTTTTTAAACAGATCAGCATCAGGCCCTTCATTTACAGATTCGAATGAATCATAACCAATACCTTTCCATTCTTCATCATCTTTATCATTCTTATTTTCAAATAATATTTCTTTTAGTTTTATCATTTTATTGGCTTCCTTATCGGTTTTAAGCCTTTACTTTTTGCGTGTCTAAGAATAGCTTTTTGACTAAGGCCTGTATACTTATCTAGCCATTCGTCACTTGACATCACATCAAATATACTAACAATGAAATCATTAACCTGTTGTTTAATTTTGTCTTCTGTATTATGAGGATCTTTTTTATTTCCGTGTTGTTTCCATAGCTGCCATTCTACTTCATCAAAAAAGTCTTCTTCTCTAGCATTATCACCCATTCCATACCAAGAATTTCTAGGTTTAAAATTCTTACCAGATACTTTACCCTCAAATAATAAATCTTTTAATTTGATCATGACTTACACCCACAGCTACAATCACAAACACAATTTTTACAATCACACATTATTAGCTCCTAAATAATCTATTATATTCGTTTTTATCATACTTTACGCCGGCATATTCTGCAGCAGTATAAAGTGTCATATACTGTCTATCAGTACTAATATGAAATTTTGGTTTATATCCTTTTTCACCTAGCGGTATATCCATATCTGCCTGTTCCCATGCCTTCTTAAGTTTCATAGCATCTGACTTTGTAAATGCATGACCCCAAATGCTTGTCATACTACTACTAGTTTTACCAAATTCATAAACTTTAATTTCAGCTTGTGGTTGAAAAGACATGTAAATTTTTCCAATTTTAAATCCGCCTTTTTTAGCAGCAGCTTGAAAAATTGGTTTAGCAAATTTCATCTGTTCAGAAGTCATTGAATCAGCTTCATTAAGCACAACTCTAATACCTTCTTTTATAATTCTTTTTAGCTGTGATTTTTTTATCTTCATTTTATTTTACCTTTTTTAAAAGTTTATGTGATGCTTTAAGCGCATTTTTTGATGCTCTTACTTTTGTAAATGCATCATCAGCTTGATTACTATTGACAACATCCATTAATTTTTCAACATCATTTATTGCATGATGTAATGTGTCTACAAGCGGACTAGAAACCTCTTTTAATTTTACATCTAAATCTGATTTTTTAAAATCTTTTAACTTTTTAACAACTGTACTCATCTGTCCGTATTTGCCAACAAAGAATCCTTGAGCAGATACACCTAATTCAATTTTTCCATCTTTCCAAACATAAAAGGGAAGAACAGCATCACCTTCAGCTGACTTTACCCAGTAAAAACATCCATAAATTGCTTTTGTAAATCCTCTCTTCATTTCTTTATGTTTTATAACTTTAATGCCTGCTTTTTTAAGTGCAGAATCTAAAAAACCTTTAATAGCTAATTTAGCTTGTGACGGTTCTTCTGGCTTTGGTGCTTCATTTATAGATTCACCCATTACCCAACCATCTTTATCCTTAAGATTTCTAAATTTTTCACCCATCTTAAGTAAATCCATTATATTTCTCATTTGGCTCATATGCCCATTAAGCATTGGTCGTCCAATTTTTTCTCTAATTGCGTTTGCCCAAGCTCTTTTATTCTTATCAGGGACAACTTTATGTTTTTTCATAAATTTTACAAGATCCTGATAATGCTCTACAAATGAGCCAAGATTAAGATCATAATTTCTTTCCCAAGAATTATCTGTTCCAAAATCTTTGTATGGATGAAGATCTTCGTTTATTTTATTCTCGTTAAATTTTTTATTTTTTAATGTATCTCTCATCCAATCTGCTAAGTCTGCAATGTATTCAATATTCTTTATAACTTCTTTATCGTCCTGTTTTTTTAGTGCCTTAACAAGTTCTTTAGCAGCCAACGGCATATATCTACCACGCTTACTCAATTCAGAATAACCAGAAACTGTTATTTCTTCATTTACGTTTTCGTTTGCATTCTTCATCATTTGAGCAATCTTAATTAGTTTGTCTCTATCTGATTTTGATATACCTTTAAGCTGTCTATCTTTTGCAATCTTTTTTAATGTATCACCATACGCTTTTGTTGATTCTACTTTTGCACCACCGCCATATAAATCTGCATATTTTTGTGCTGATGATTTTTCTTTACTCTTGGGAGCTTCTTTCTTTTTTGGCTTATCTTTGTTTTTGTTTTTAATTCTATCTATTGCCGCTTTTGCTTTATCTCTAATTCTTTGTATAATACCTTTTGCTCTTTTATGGTCTTTATGGTCTGGATTATTAAAAGCTTTTTTTACCGTTACGCCAGGGGAAATGGTTTTATCCATTTCTCTTTCTACAGCCGCCCGAGCCGCAGTTGCTATTACTGCCGGATTTTCTTTTAAAATAGATTCATTTTTTGCTTTGTAATTATTGTCTATATAATCGTAAAATTCTCTTTTTTTACTATCATCTAACTCCGCCGGAGAATTTACACCAAATTTATCTAATGCAGATTTAAAAAATTTTTGATAGGCCTCCCCATCTTCTTCATTAAATCTACTCATATGCTCTATAATTTTTGCATTAATCGACATCACAGTCTCCGTGGTTTTTTATAAATATTAAGTTTTTACCAAAATACTATTTTTTTTGATTTCTACTAACTAATGCATTTGATACTTGTGCACTAAGTACAGATTGTATTGTAAAATAAAGTGATGGGTTCCTTCTTAATAACTCTTTGAATTCATGTTGCTTCCAAACTAAACATTCTGTATCATGTTTAACAATACATGTCGCAGTTGCCGGCTTCTCTGTAAGAAATGACATCTCACCAACAAATTGACCATCTTTTAGTTCTGCAACTTTCTTTCCCTTCACTGCTACATCAACAGTTCCATTATAAATTAATACAAGATCTGGTACTAATGCACCTTGTCTAGTTATTTTCTCACCTGATCTGAAATGTTGCCATTGTGCAATCTTACTAATCTTTAGATATTCAACTGGCGTCATTTCACTAAATAATGTTTCATATAACTCGCTATCTTTATCGTCCATCTTTACAGGACGTTTTTCATAAATAATAACTGCTATGTGATAAAGATTTACTGCAACAAATACAATATTCCAGCCTATTGGGAGCCACATTGGCTCGATAGGTATAAAATAATTGTATAGTATAGAAAACGCGCTAGCTAATACTGATAGAAGTCTTAAATATAAAATATCCTTGACTAAAAATGAAAATGCAATCAGTCCAAAAGCTAAGTGTCCTGCTATTGTTGCTATGTTCATTAGTCATCAGCGTGTTCTAGTAATTTGACATCATCCTCTGCGTTATTAAACCAAAAGTCAATTACTTTAGCAAATGATCCAACGAAACCGCCTAACATTAATAGTAAGATTTCTTTCCATCCACCTACGACATCAACACCATTGCTCATAAAATAAATCATAAGTGATAGTATAGCAGCGAACAATGAGACAACAACAATACTGATTAACCATTTTTTGTTTTGTCTAAACTTTATTATATCTACTAACTGTTGATTAATAGCATGCTTTTGATCCTGTATGTGAAAGTCATCTTCTTTTTTGCTTGAGCTTTTCGAAAGTTTATCTACTGGCATCTTATTATCCTCATTTACATTCAGCAACTGAAGCCTTTCTATATTCAGTTACTAGTTTCTTAATTTCACCAATAGCCTTACGAGCTCTTCCAGCTGCAGCCTTAACGCCTTTTTCTGAAAACTTATGGTGATTTTCATCAAAAATATTCCACTGTTCTTTTATTTGAACATATAATTCCTTACTTGACATTTCTATCTCCTATTTGATATAATCATCATCATGTTTTAAATAACCAAACCAGCCACCAAATTTTGTAGCTGCATGTCTTGCAACATCTTCAAAATCTTTATATGTATTCCATAATACATCATGACCAACTGGCGCACCTCCGTGCATTTTCTTATAATCTTTTGCAATCTCTTGCAGTAATTTAACTGCCTTATTGCACTTATTTTCTAATTTTTTTACATCGCTCTTCGAAGCTGCGTAATCTTTTGGATCCCACGCTTCTGATAATTCTAAAAATTTACTTAGTTTCATTTTAATTCTCTCTCAGCATCAGGTATAGCTGGCGGTTGCCAATGATATTCTTGTTTCTCTGGCCAACCAATCATTTCACCTGTTCTTCCATTAATTATTTGAAATTTTGGCACCTTACCAGACAATATTGTTTTCATAGCTTTTGCCATAGCAGCTTTAAGCTCTTTCTTTGATTTTGCATGAACGTGTCCGTACTTGTCGACTTCTTCACCAATATTTACGGACTCTTTAATTTTCTTTCCACCTTTTGATTTTAACATATAATAATCCAATTGTTTTTGATCATAAGAAGCCCATCCAGGTGGAAATTTCTTCACTGTCCAAGTCATCTTATTAAAATCAGGTTTTCCTTTTATACGATTTCTGCTTAAATGAGCATCTAACTCATCCATATCTTTGTTAGTAAATCCTTTAAATTGATAAACAGGGTATGAGCGTGCGGCTATTTCATTTACACCTTCTTTCTTTTTTAATTTTTTCATAGCATCCCTACTCTTCTTGGCCTTCTTATTATACTTGTCTAAGTTTTTCATAAATTTATCAGCCAAACCTTCATTAGCTTCTGGATAAAATCTATCTAATTGATCCCACCATTTTTTAAATGCTCTGATTGCTTTTTGGTTTCCATGTTTTTGGAGTGCCTTACTCATTTGTACTAACGCATCATGTGTTTTATCATACGCTGTATCAATATTTTCATTTACGGATTCAAATTTTTTCATAATCTTTTTTACCTTTTTATTTCCTTGCAAGTCTCTCCAAATGTCTGGTTTATATTTTCTCATATACATAAGATAATCATACATGTCCTTATCAGACATTTTAGCTTCTTTCATTCCTATTTTTTTCATAGTTTGTGACATCTTTTTTATTGCTGGAATTTTTACACCCATATCACCGCCTCTATAATCATGATAGTCTAATGCTATTTGCCCAACTTTTGTAAGAGATGCTTTAGGCATCATATCTTTAAAATAACTTATGACCTTATTAAAATCAGATGTTTTTTTCGCATCATACTTAGGAAATTTTTTATTTAAATCCTTTATGATAGCAAATGCTATTTTTTCTAATCTATTTTCTTCTAACGTATTTTTCATCTTAATTTCCTTAAAATCATCCTGATTTTGTTTATCCTTTCACGTCTCGTTCTTCTTTTTCTTTTCCCACTTCTTAGCCAGATCTGGCTCATTAGCGTGCATCCATCTTCTCTGTTTTTCTGATTTGAAAGGCATTACTTAGTGACCTTTTTTACTTTCTCTATTGAACGACCAGCAAAATAAGCCGCATATACAGTCATTAATAATGTTTGATAAACTGGTACATATGCTGCACCAATTGTAAAATCTTCACCACCAACTTGTAGATTTCCATCAAAAATACTTAATACAGTAAATATACCTGTTAGGAAAACTAATGTAAGTGGTCTTATATTTTTTGATAGCCAACTACCATGTTTCATGTCAGCTTCCCATCTTGCAGAAACTTGTGCTTGTGCAGCTTGCTCTGCTTGTATAAGTATTGTTTCTAATTTTTGTTTTGCTTCTGCTTTTTCTTCACCTGACATATGTAGGTCATCTATTATTCCACCTACCTGTTTAAGTGTGTCACCTCCCAATAGTCCTCCTACTGCTTTACCTACTGTTCCTAATAAACTCATAACTATTCTCCTTATAGCCTTTTAACCCAGCTTAACACTTTATATAGTGAACCAACTTGGCTTCTATTTCTTAATAAAACATCTGTTTCTTCTGAGCCATTGTACTTACTATCAATAGCGTCTTTTAAAGTTTTCATCATTGTTTTTTTCATTTTAGATGTAACTTTAATTTTTTTATTTTTTCCCCATCTATCAACACTTTCAGCTGGACCTGAACCAACTCCCATAAATCCAGGATCTCCGTACTGCGGCTTAAATTGGTATTCAATCTGTATTGCTCCACCTCTTCCTTCTTTTTCATATACAAAGTTTACCATATAACCAATATGACTTTTTACGTGATATGCATCACCAACTTTTATATCATTATCTGTTAATTGTTCAGATAATCTATTTTTCCATCTTCTAAATTTTTGCCAATTAACCATTAAAATTGCTCCCCGGCTATAGCTTCTTCAATTGCATCTTTTATCTCATCAGGCTCAACATCTATTACACCATCCATATCACCTTTCCAAGTATCTATCTTGTCACCATTGACGTATAACGCTAAAGAAGGATAATTCCTTAATCTTAATTTCTTACAAACCTTCTTAGCGTCCTCAGACATAACTTGCAGTATTTCAGCATCCTCATATCCTTTGATACCTTTGACATATTCCATGCCATCTTTTTCAGCCCATTTAGACGTAAATACGACTACAATCACGCCATCACCCGTTTTTTCTTTAAAATTTTTATCAGTTACCTGACCACTTAGGACGCCGAGCATCGCCAAAGATAATATTATTTTCCTCATAACAAACTCCTATTTGTCCCTTTTTCTTTTTTCAAGATCTTTAATATCTTTTCTTAATTCTTTTATAATGTCTTCTAATTCTTCCATTTGATCAAATACATCATCCATATCTTCTTGAAGTGAACCAACCTGATCTTTATATTGCTCGTAAGATCTTGGCCAGTTGTAACCTTCAGGTCTAGAAGGATATTCTGCTTTATATAATGTTTCCAAAGAAGGTAATTGTTTTGCTTCTTCAATTTCGCCAATAAGCATATAATACATACCAACTAGTGAAGCTATAGCTGTACCTATTCCTATCATTGTCTGTATTGACATACTAAATTTTGTGTCTTCACTTAATTCTTTCACATTACTTCCCTCACTTCCGCTATCTGTATCTTCAATTTTTTCGGTTATCTCTTCTTGCTTCTTTTCATGACCGTTTCCGTGTTTTAATATTACATCAGTAATATCTTCTAGCGAACAAAAACCTTTATCAACAAGTATTTCACCTAGCGTACGCTTATCACCTTTAACCTGAGCTTGTAACGCTTGATTCAATTGTCTTCGAGTAATAATATCCTCATCACATAACAATTTACCTATTTTAACGTCTCCATTCATTTAATATATGCCCTGATAAAAAGTAGCCTCAGGATCTGTGCCTACTTCTAAGTTGTCAAAAATAATTACACCGTGTTGCATTTCATTTCTATATGGATTGAAAAAATATCCATCAGCCATGCCGCTCACTAAGCCATCCTCATACTTGTCGATAGATGCTTGTGCAAATTCTGTGTAATCCGATAAACCTACGATTTCTAATGTAATTCTTCCACTTGTAGTTTGTAACAATAATGAATCCATTTGTGTGCCGCCTAAATATAGTTTTTCATCTATTGGTTGTTCTGCAAATGAGCCATCATTATCATACATGATTAAAGCATAGTGTTCTTTTTCTGGTGTTACTCTACCATCTTCTCTTTGAAAGTGGAGTACAAATATCTTTTTTATTGAACCATCTTCTTGTACTGATGATGCTCCGTATGTAGTTATGGTCTCATAATATTCTCGAGCTATAATTTCACTACCGTTTACCCACATTCGAATATTTTCTTCCAGTGGTTCTTCAACTCTAGCATCCTCACAAGCAGGAAATATAAACATTGCTGTTATCAACAGGCAACCAAAAAATGCATTAACTGTATAATATATTTCATCAACTATTTTCATACTAGAATCTCCTCATAGGGTTATTTTCATTTTTATTCTTAGCCAGCCATTTTTTATGTTGTACAGAAGTTCTACCTTCAGTAGCCCATTTTTTATTTAATGCTGCTTTTTTACGTTTTCTATCTTTTGCTTTACTATTTGGCATTTTAAAATCCTACAAACTGATAATTCAATCCAAATTTAAAATCATATGCAGGGCGATCCCAATAATATAAATATTTTCCTTCAGCAAAAACTCCTAAGTTGTCCTGAAGCTTGACACCAAAGATTGCACCAAAATCATAATCTTCCCAGCCTCTCCAGTTTGGATCATTGAATTCAAAATCTACTGGTTCATTATTAAGTTCTAAATGTCGCTTATAATTATGCGCGTTATGATAAGAATATTTATCGTGTCCAAAATGATACGGTAATAAATTACCCCAAGCATGAATCCACCAATTATCAGAATAGTGATAGTAATCTAGACCAATTACCAATGATGTTTCTCTTTGGAATCCTATGTCTTTCTTTAAACGATCCATATAGTTTTCTAACATTCCTGGAAAGTGATATAAGAAATACTCTCTATCTGTATATGCGAATATTTTTCCATTCTCATCTCTCCATAACCAATCTACACCAACAAATCTACCATCATCATTCCAAAATGGACCACCACCTTCAATCTCTCTAAGTTCACCAGTTTCAGGGTCTATTTCATATAGCTGAATATCTGAATCACCGTTTAGATGATAATCTTCTGTGAACCATGCATTATCATCAATACCAAATGCGTCTTCTGCAAAATTCCACCAAGAACCTTTATACCAGGTTGTATCAAGAATCATAGCATCAAATCCATATACAGGATGTTGTCTATGTTTAAATCCAACACTGATATTAATTCCGTCTGAAACTTCATGTTTTAATCTAAGATCACCTTGACCATAAGTTATTTTTTCAAGACCTAAATCTGTCCAGCCAACCTTGACCATAGCCCAATCACCAATATATCTTAACCAATATTCTTGATTGAGATATTCATTGCCCCATTGACGACCTTGGGTAAATTTTAATAAATATTCCCAGCCCTTAACAGGCCCAATTGATGCCATCTCATTAGCTGATTGTTCAGAGCCATCATACCAAGTTCCGCCATTGCCTGCATTCTTAACGCCTCGCTTTGGTTCATATTTAAATCTACCAATCTTTCTTAATCCAAATGATTTTTGAAAGTCAGCTTCTAAATCTCTTTCTGTTCTTGCTACCTCTAATTGTCCTGTGCTTAATCCACCAACAATTGCAAATCTATCATCTTGGTGTCGGGGAGCATTTAGACTGAAACTCGCATAAGCTGTTGAATACTTAAAGAATTTCCAAAGTTCGTTCTCCGCAAACAAAGATGAGACCGATATTAGGCCTATTACAATATATTTCTTTAACATCTGTTTTCTCCTTAATATTAAATATCAAATCTCACGACAAAAGATAAAGCTAGTTCAGGATCATTTCTAACAGGACTAGCTAGTTTTGCAACTGCTAATAATTCATTAAAATCATTATACAGCCCAACTGTTGTTACATACGGCGCGAAAAATGAATGTGTTGCAAAATTTTGTACGTCATACGCAGCAGTATATGCAGATGACGTATTATACATTGTTTCAGCAGGACTTGGTAAGAAAGTTCTTAATTTTTGTACTGCTGAATGTGTAACATAATTTTCTGTTTTTTGTGAATAATAATAATTGCTGCCAGTAGCAACACTACCATTTATATTCATACTACCACTTCTACCTGCTGTTATGCTTATGTTTCTTGTTCTATTAAATGTGTTTGGTGGTATTATACAAGTATACTCATGTTGTTGAATTGTTTTTGTAGAATCCCATTCTAATTTCCATCCATTAGAGCCAGTGCCCTGACCAACTGTACCATAACTTCCAGTATCAGTTATCATTACTAGACCATTTGTATATGATACAACGCCAACAGAAGAGCCAGATCCATTTGCTGTAAGACTTCCGCTTAAATAATTTGTCTCATAGTCAGAATCATATAAGTTTCCATAACCGTCATCTTTAATTTTTATCACACCACTCGTAGAATAATCTGTTATTTCTACGGAGCCTGTCTTAATTTGTTCACCGTATAATCTTTGTGGTATGCTAAAAACATTTACTTGATTATGTATTTTTCTTAAACCAAGTGTTTGCCAATCGGGTACAGTATTACTTCCTGAAACTATGCCTCCACGTCCCCACGGTTTATAATATTGGTCTAAAACCCATTGTGGTTGTGGTGTTGAATTATTTCTTGGATTCGGTGCTGTTGCATAATTAAAAAAATTATGATGTATTTGTTTATACAAAAGATAACCATAATTTGTATATGTTACACCGCCTGAAACAAATGATGAGGTTGGTCCGGAATTTACAGATGCAGTTTCAAATGAATGCATTTGTGCATCAGTAGGTTTTGTACCCTGCATTGCCATAACACCCAAATATGAAGTATTATCTACAGTATCATATTTTTGCGCTAAAAAACGCTTGTGGACAGTTATCGGTGTAACTGCTTTATCGTCTGACGTTATATCTCTAAACATTCTATGCCCAGTTTAGTTATAAATATTATAATTCTATAACTTTGCTCATTAATAAAAAAGCCCCTATAGAAGGGGCTTAATTTAAGACATTATGTCTTTAGAAGTCAAGTCTAACTTTTATAAGTGCTTCCCTGCTACTAGATTTCAAAATAGGTTTTGAAAGTTTAGCAACAGCTAATAATTCATTTGCACCATTATACAAACCAACAGTTGTAATATATGACTTTGGATCATTTCTAAAAGATGCGACCGTTAAATCACCATTGCTTCCTGATGTATATGTTGGATTTTGACTGTGGTTGTATTGATTATGTCTAACTCTACAGAAGTAATGAGTTGATTTAATTTGTTCCTCACGTCTTGCTGCAAAATATGAGCCACTACTTATTGCATCAAATAATGCAGATGCATTATTACCAGCTGTATTTGATGCTGTATTATATGATGACATTGAAATACCTGAAGCGCCACCATCATTAACTTTTGTTGAATCTAAAATAAGAATACCAGTTTCAGGATAAAATTTTCCAAATGAATGTGTTGCTGAAGATACAGCACCAATAACTGCTGTTCCTGTTGCAATAGAACCTGATATTACATTAAATTCTCTAACTGTATTTCTTACATTTGGATCAGAGGTTGCGCCACTATCATCAATTAGATGAATTATTTTTCCGCCGCCTGGTTGCTGTAAACGTAATTCCCAGTTGCCTGGATCCATTTTTTCTTTTAATCTACCTCTGTTCATGCTTATTGCCCATATAACATCAGTGTCTGCGTCTGTTCCGCCACCTTGATAAGCACCAGCTTGGAATTTTTCAGTTCCTTGTGGTAGTAATAAATTTCTTAATTGTCTATAAATAGCTTTTGCAGATGCGTAATTAGAATCACCTGTTAGTGAGCCACTTCCTGCATAGTGTCCGTAAGCTACTGAAAATTGAACAGATGCTGTTGCATTTGTGCCAACAACGCCATTATAAACATCATAATAATGTTCGCCTGTACTTCCGCTTTGTGTTGAAGATGTATAAAAAGAGGTAAGTGTTCCAACACCGCCGGACCACATACCAGAAGATACTATGCTTATCTGTCCTGGTTTTATATCATCTATTGAATCGAAATCTGTGAATATCGACATAATTTAACTCCTAATCGTTTATAAATATTGTTGTTTAAACATTTTTTCTGTTTTAATTACTTTTCCATATTAAGTACACCATCATCAATACCATCTGATGAGGTATCACCTTTTCCAAATCCAGGTGGTGGACCTGATGCTGCATTAAACCCTGCTGGTAATGAAACATCCAAATTATCTGCCACATTTGCGATAGAAGCTTTTGCTCTATCAGTTGCGGCTTTTTTCCTTTTTTGTGCCCTTTTCTTTTTTAAACCTGTAAGCGACTTCTTCTTTTTCTTTCTTCTTCTAATATCACCAGCACCAAAGTTAAAATTTGGTAATTCACCGTTGAATGGTCGTCCTAATCTACTTTCACCAGGTTTTATTTTTACAGTAACTCTTTTTTGTGCGCCTGAATCCATACCAGTCACCAGTAGATCTACACTAGTTTCTTGTTGTACTTCACGAGCAATTAGTGTAACTCTTTGTCCTGTTACAATTTTTGTTTTTCCTCTGTTTGTATTATCTCTGACCAAATCCTCTTTTGCCAAAGTAACAACATCCTTAACAGCGTTCGATATAGATCTATTATCGTCAGCTTCTTTTATTTTTTCATCTTCTAAAATAGCAGAAAGTTGATTCCCATCTGCGCCTGGTAACCATGTACCATCTTTTGCTTGATGAACTATTGTCTGTGCCTTTGGATCTAAACCTAATTCAACTGCATCTAACTTCGCTTGTTGAAGAGTTGCATCACTATTTTTTTGAAATTCTGAAGGGGTAACTTCTACGCCAGCGCTTTCAATAACTTTTAAGTCGGTTACAACTTTATTATTATCAAATTTTGCACCAGAAAGTTTTGTTGTTGAACCTTTCTGTATTCCTTTTCCGCCTTTTTTCTTTTTCTTTTTAATAGGCATCTTAGCCTCCATCTCCTAGCTCATTAATATCACCTACTGCAATAACAAGATCTTGATCATTTGCCAATTCAAAGATATAATCTTCTTCATCTAATCCATTTAATGTTGAAGGATTAATAACAGTAGCATCACCTTCACCAGTAACAGTTATTTCATCAGGAACTGATTCACCTATATCTGGTGTTGTATTTTGACCGATTTCCTGTGTTACCAACTTATATTGTAGAGATAGATCACTTGCTGTAAATGCCTGATGTATCGGCATGTTTTCTATTACAATTCCAAAATTATTTGGTCCTTGTGTATTTGCTTCATTATACAACTTATAATCTATTTCATCGTCACCAAGAGCAAATTTCTCAACGATGAAATTATTCTCTGAAAGTCGTTCTCGTCCGACTTTTGTTAACACAGCGTCAACTATTAATGATGAATTGTCTATAAAAGACATAGTTTACCCTCTAGTTAATTTATGTTTGACTACTAACTACCACCGGCAGAACTATCAGCATTATCTACATAGTCAACTGTCACAGTAAATGCAGCTGTTGCACCATGTTCAATACTAGTCACAACAACAGTTGTTGTTGGATCAGGTTGTCCTGCAGATGCTCCGGAATTAGTATTATTCGGAACTGACTTAGCAATAATGTTACATGTTGAACCAATAACTGTCTGACTTATTGAGTCAACACTTTGTGCATAGTCAACGCCACCAGTTCCTACACCTGTACTATTTGTTGCCGTTGTCAGATACGCTATAGATGAATTTAGTATTGTAAACATAAATTCTCCCATAACAGATCCAAAATTAACTAAATTCGGCGTTACAGTTTCAGGTGATCCTGCTGAATTAACTTGCCATTGTACTGTCCTATCAGCAAGTGATGACATTACTGGAAGTTTGTTTGGGTTGTCACTTCTTGTGATCAACTTATATTTCATTACAGTGTCAGGATCTGCTGTTGGTTCCAACAGCGGTAAGTTCTCTATGACAGTTCCATAATAATCAGTTCCAAGTGGGTGCGCCACATTCCAAAGAGAATAATCTACTTCATCATCTGCTAGAGCAAATTTTGTTATATTGAAAGCTTGCTCACCACGTGAAAGTAATTCTCTTCCCTTTTTTGTTAATACTGCGTCCAAAACAGTAGTCGCATTATTTAAATATCCCATTATTTCTTCTCCAAAATTTAGATATATAGAACTTTTTAATAAATATCGTGATTTATAGTTTTGTTACTATTCTTGATCTAGTGATACATCTACGTAAGTATCTCCAGAAGTTGTTGTTGTTACACTGTATGGATTAACCTCTGTTATCTCAACTGCGACCAAATTTCCTTCCGGAACTGTTGATCCGTCCTCTTGACAACCGCCATACGCTAAATTAAATAGGCCCGTGTGTGTTGTAAATAACGAATCTTGATCTGATTTTTCCAAAGATGATGAATACCATAATCCTTGTGATTTACTAACAGATGAGCTATAATGATAAATTTTCTTGTCATTAAATAATGATGTTACTGAACCTGTTGCTGTAGGTTGTAATATTTCAAAGAATACATTGCTGCCGCCCCCGGTATGAACATTGCAATTATCTACGTAATTATTATCTTTAGGGTCTAATAAATTGTCATATGAAAATGATCTTAACTGTTCAGTAAAAAATGGATTTGTTGATGATGATACAGTTTTGTAATCATGTCTTCCTGATACCAGGGATACTGCCTCATCAAAAGACCAACTAAATGTTTTTAAATGATCTTCTCTAGAACCAGTATATTTTCTTGTCCCTAACATATCTGTAATACCACGTCGTCTATGATACTTTTCCCCTATTATATAACGATTATCTCTTCTAAATGTTGAGCCAGAAACATTTGCATCATGAACTAGATTTGAAGATGTTGGATATAAATTATATACATGTCGTATTTTATCTTCTTTCCATATTTGTTCTGCACTTTGGCTGTAATGTTCCATTGCATCCAGACTAACTTTTTTCGTTATATCTTCTATCAATGGTTTTTTACCAACAACAGCTTTTGGTCTTTCTAATATTGTTGGTTCAATTAATATTCCAATATTTTTCTTTGCCCTTCCAGGAGATAAACGACGTAAGTGATCAAATAAACTTAGATCATAATATTTAATAAGTTTTAAATAATCCCAGAAATTAAATTTTGTTGTCCATTTTTGCCAATATGTGTCTGAAATTCTATCCAATCTTCCGTGAACATATCTATCAGCATACATATCTCTTGGATCACCCATGTAAGAACCAAAATCTAAATCAGCTAACGATAAAATTATATCTTCATTAATAACATCACTTGGCGCAAAAAATATACCCAGTTTATTAGAATCAAGCGGGGCAGTATCATATGATCCTCTCTCTATTCTTTCTGTAGAACTTAATACAGGATCTGTTCCATCTGTAAAAATTGTTTTTGCTTTTCCTTCAATCCTAATTTTATTAGATGTTTTATTTAAACCTATTGAAGGAACAAATGCTTTTTGCCTATCAGATACAGAACTAAAATTAATTTCATCTGCAAATGCCGAAGCTGTTGCATATACTTGATCACCTGTTAATGAATAATCCTTTATTCCCTTTGGACTTTCTCCTGAACTAAGATTTATTTTATCGTCCATTGAGAATCGTAAATTCATATCATAATATGATGAACTTTCATGATTTCCATTAAGCGCTTTTGGAGCAGCAACGTGATTCCAGAATGCTGATGCTGTTAATGGTGTGCTCCATAATCTCCACTCCATTAATGAACCTGTTAATTTTGATCCATATAATGTTGCTTCTTCACTTGTTTGTGTTTTACCACCAATATGCCAGTAATTATCTCCTATAGATGATGTTTGATACCAAGCTGCCAATTGATTTGAACCAGAAAGTGTTATACTTGAAGATGCCTGTTTAATTATCTCATCTGTAGATGAATCATAAAATCCTGCAAATATATCAAAACTCTGTGTTGTAGGATTTGCATCGCTTGTCAAGAACATCTCAGAATAACTACTTGTAAGCGTAGATGCACCACTTCTACGTCTTACCATAACTGACCAATATTCTCCATTATAAACTGGTAGAGGTTGTAAACTTGCCGATACAAAACCTTCACTGGATGAAATTGAGAATGCTAATTTACCTTTTGTATCTGATCCACTAACATTTTCAATGTATATCGCTGATTCAACTTTATTATTTGAATCATTTTTTGTTGCGATCATTGTGTCTCTTTCAGTTTCTGTTTTGAATCTGAGCTCTATTGTATCATTTGCTTTTCCATTTATTTTGTACCACGGTGATGCTACAGTTTGCGAGCCTTTAAGATCTAACGCGTATGTATATCTTTGTGTTAATTCAAATTCTGGTGAGCCGCCAGAAATTTTTGGACCACCATATTCTTGAATTCTTAAAATAGATGTTGGTATTCCGTATGCAGCGATTAGTGCTTTTAAACTTTGTTTTGTACCTTTTGTTTTTAAAATATAAGGCATTGTTGAGAGTATTCTATTCCATATCTCCCGTGTGACATCTTGTTGAGATTTCTTTGTATATCGTACACTATAAACTCCAGTTCCGGAGCCAGATTCAGAAAGACCAAGATGATATTGAGGTAATCTTGCAAGGTCACGTCCTTCAAGCATTTTAAATCCCATTGATTCTGCAACAGGTTGCACCAATTGTGCAGATATTCCTTTTGTTATATCTTCTGATCTATCATGAACATCTGTTAGGTGTTTTATGTGTGTCCAAATAATATCATAATGATGCCCTAACATATCCATAAATCTTACAAAAGGTTCATTATCTTCATCATACGTGACGTGTGCAGGTGTAAGATTAACTAATCTATTTGTATTTGTATTATCATAAGCTGATGCTGATTCATGTACTTCATCATACCAAGATGTAAAATTTGAACTAGTAACAGAATATAAAACATACGGTGAAGTTAACGTTCCATCACCTGAGCGCTTAGGTGATGCATTAGAGTATTCAATTCCATTTGAGCTTGAAACATATGAGGAAGAATTAAAATACATATAATTTTCAAAATCATCAAAACCATTTATTATCTCACGTTTTTTCATATCCCAATATTCTTGATCATTTGCTGATGCTGAAATACTAGCATACGATTGACTTTTTGCAACGTGAGACTCTATATTTGTTAATTTAGTTTTATAATTTTCTAATCTTTTAGATACAGAACCAAAGTGTGAAAAATTTTCAAAGTTTGTATAGTCAACATTGATACTTACATCTAGTAAACTTCCACTAAATATTTTATCTTCTAACTGTTTTCTTGTATCTGTCTCTACACCAACTAAGTCTGTATGACTTCTATAAGCTGTCTCTCTCTTATTAATTACTGGTTCAACCTCATCTAGTTTTGGTGCTTTTAAAACTGTTTCTGGTATTACCTCATCAATAAATGGCTCTAGTGTAACTGTCTCTTCTAGATCAGGTGTAGCCTCAGTTACTATATAAGCAGTATCAAATTGTTGTACTGTATCTGGCGCAGGCTCTAATAATTTATATGCTATTGAGCCCGGATAGTTTGTTACATTTACAGGTTTAAAATTAACAACAAGTGAATCTTCTTCAGGACCAAAAACTATTCTTGTGTATAAATTATCTGAATCTTTAAGTCTATGTCTTATAAAAAATTGATCAAAATTTGTCGTTACAGGATTAATAGAGTCTGAACTTCCGCTTATTGCATTTATTTCACCTCCATATTCTCTATATGTTTTATTGACAATTAGACATGGGCCATATTGATTTTGAACAACATCTAAAATTTTTCCCTCATATCGACCCATAACAGTTTGAACTTCTTCATCTTCTTCAGTATAACCTATTTCAAATCCTGATCCAAATGTTGTGTACTTATTAACAGGTATATTTGCAACAACTCTTCCCTGTCCCTCTGCGGCTTCATCATATTCTTCTGTAACAATTAATTCATTATTTCCAACAACATCTGCAATTGTTAAAACAAGTGGTCCAAGCTTTGCAGTCTGATCAACTTTAGTTCTTTGATTTGATGTAAGTAGAATATCAACTCTAACATCTTTTACCCATAACTCACCAAAACCACCTTTATGACCATAAACTGTAACACCTGTATTTCTGTATAAACCAAACGTACCATCTTCAGGTATTACAAAATCAAAGTTTGCCTCTTCCCATTCATCAAGCTCATGACAAGGAACATAGCCCTTTGAATATGATGCAGCTGTCCCGTCAGGATTTGTTGTCAGTATGTCAGTCCATGATAGGTAAGAAAATGTTGATGTTCCATCTGCATTTGATTGTAGCTCTCCATCACTAGTTGCAGAATCAAATAATACCCATCCTGAATTACCTTTCCAAACAAATCTTTGATCAGGTGATGTTGTCTTGTCATTATTAACAAAATCAATTGATGGGTAAGTTTGATTATTATTTGAACTTACAATATAATCACCTGCTGAAAGATCAGAATATGTTCCTGTATATCCTGGAGAATTATAGCTATTATAAAATACATCACCTAATAATTCTTTTGCAATAGATCTCCAACCTGATGAGCTCCATGCCCAACCAAGTGCTTCAGATAAATAAAGTTCTGTTCCTATTTGAATCAGTGCAGGTATTATTAATCCAGTTGGCCCACCAATACCAGCACCTTGTCTAAACCACTTTCTTGTAATATCGTCATACACCCATCCATTTGCTACATGCTCTGGACGAGGTACATATTCATTATTTACTGTATCCCATATCCAGTCAGTTGTATTATTTCCAGTTGGTTCACCCTCATCTGAAAAATAATATGGCACTGGCTTTGGTTGCGTTGGGACGTCAGCTTCGTCATCAAAAAATGATTCTCCATATCCCGCATCAGCTATAGTTGTCGCTGATGGTTTGCATGAAGCTGCTAATAGTTTTCCTTGTCCATTTTCTGCAGCTTGTAACGGTACAAAATCTCCTATCCCAAGTATACCATCAGTTGCCCAAAGATTTCCTTCATATACATTACCATTCTCACCTGCACGATATAAAAAATTTACTCTGTTTGGATCACTATCGATAGCAGCTTGAAGATCAGCTGACGATACTAATTCTTTTGATAGTGAACCTCCTAGCGGATCAGATGAATCTTCATCATCAGTCTTTGCAAGTCTATAAGTTCTTAATCCTCCAACAGACCCTTGCGGTCTTTCACGATTTGTTTCAATAAAATCATTGTCTAATAACTTGCTTGCAAAATCTGAATTTGTCCTTAGTGCACCTTCGGGATCAACTATTAGTGATACCATTTCTTCTCTAACTTCTGATGCAAGAATATCTGGCGGATCTGGTGACGTAAATTGTACTTCTCTATAGTGTCTTAAATTTACATGTGCACCTTTTCTTCCTCCCTCATCAAATGTAGGATTTGCAGGTATTGCTTTTTGCTGCCAACTAACTCTTACTGTGTCACCTGGTTTTGCACCATACGCAGCTAAAGAACCTATTCCGTTTGATTGTCCAGTCATTCCTCCAACATCTGTGCTTATTGCTTGATACCTATGTTTCCACCATTCTTTATTGACATAATCTCCATCTATTCTTGGATCACTTAAACCTCTACTAGCGTAATATCCAATATCGGGATCGTTCCAAGTTTCTAGTGCAGCAGCTTTTCTTGCATTTAAAATTTCATCAACATAATTTAAATCTGGAAAATACATACATGTTTCTGTTTCATCGTCAGGATTATATATCCAGTGCGGCTGATACCCTATCTCTGCTGTTCCTGTTTCAGAGTATTTTTGAAATGGATGAAAATAATTAAATCCACTTGTCCATGCACCACGACCATATTGATCTTCAACTAAAATAGCATTGCTGTGTAATTGATTATTCCAACCTATTTCTATATCGTTTATAGTTCTAACTGGTTGATAACTACCTGGAATTGAATAATCTTCTCTTGGCATTAAGCTATCTTTATAATTTATAATTTCTTTGTGATCTGTTTCTTCAACTGATATAAAAGATGATAAATCATCTATTGTTATTGCGTCTTTAATTAATATTTGATTTCCTTTCATTTTTTGTGTGAAAGGATCATCTGTTGGATTTAGATCTGCAATTAATCTTCGTCTTTCAAAATAATCTGAATTTTCAGGATCAGCAAACCTAATTGTTCCTGCTTCTGCTACTTGAATGTCTTGCGTTGATTCATCTTCATTTCTTGTAAATTCTGATAAAGTATTACCTAATTCTAATTGAGCGCCTGTATAGAAAAAATGCATCCCTATTACATCGTCTATCTCTGAATTATACTTTCCATTAGGGTCATTTATTATTCTCAATAATATCATTTCATCTGTTTGACTAAGTGCTGATCCTCCTAATATAAAAGTAAAATGTGCTCTTTGCCAACCTTCTGTGACCTCAAATGAAGGTGAATATTTTGTTCCTTCAGGATTTCCCCACGGTCCTGCATGTGCTAATAATCTTATTTTTGATCCTTCAGTTCCTGGACCGCCTTTAAAATAAACACTAAATGTCATTTCCTGTCCTTTAACAGGACGATATATTTTTACAGGAGGACTCATCGATAGTGATCTATTTGCTGATGTCCTATTCATATCAACTTCTGTCGTTTGGAATGCAACCTTCACTGCTTGATTTCCTACAGGTGTATCGTGAACAACTGTCTCAGCTGTCATTAAATTTGGATTTGCACCTGATAGTGAGTTTACAGATGATGCTTCAGGATATGGCCCATGGGTCTTCCAATTAAATGTACTATCTAAATAACGTCCCCTTAATAAATTAAGTGTCTTTACTTGAGTTGTTAAAGTTGGTTCTACAACATAACTTGCCTCTAATGCTGGTATTACTCTTTTACCAAGAAAATATGCATCATTAATTCTTATAGTTCCATTTATAAAGCTTCTTGGTATTTCGTCATATCCAGCTAAACCAATTAAATTTGAATCCTCACCTTCAGGAAAAGTTGCTGTTTGTCCTTCTTCATTAAAATCATTTAGACATGTATATGCTGCAGTTCTAAATCTTTCTAAATAGCCCGATTCATTTACAAAATTTGGTGATAGAATGATTTCAGTTCTATCAGCACTAAATCTTGTTACAACAGCTTTGTCTTCTTTGACATATAATCTGTCACCAAGTAATGTATTTGAAGATGTATGTTCATCTGTAGAAAAGAGATGTGAAGTTTCTGAATCTTCTTCATATCCTCCACTATAAATTTTTTCTTCTCCATTTACTAAAAGAGGAAATGGACTTCCAAACATATGTCTAAAAAATGAAAATGATAAACGAAATCTTCCTCTTCTAAAACCTAAGTCTCTTAATATCTTACCAGGATCTAATTGTATATGTGGCTTATTACCTAAATCAGAATCAATTTGACTATTAAACTCATTATTGAGTAAATAATGTGTCATTATTAAAGCATCATCATCACCATATATGTTGACACGAATACAATCATGCTCGCTGGCACCATAGTGTAAATCAGGCCATTTATTTGATAGGTAAGTTTCACCTGAAAATTGCGTATAATAATTTGCATCCCTGAAGGGTATCCAATCGTTAGTATCGGGTAACGTAACAAATTTAGCAATCTTATCAGGTAGAATCTGTAGCCGTCTTTGTTTTGGGTCTATAGCCATTACAGCTCCTTAAAGTCTCTATCTATGTACTCAAAAGTTTTATCTTTAGTTCTATATCTTCTCTGATAAATTTCTATATTTAAATTTTGTGTTGGATCAATATAAGATTCTCCTGTGATAGGATCCTCATATAATCTAATCGAATCATCTTTTTCTCTTAATGATTGTTTTTTAGTTATAATCTCATTTGGATAGTTTTTTAATTCTCTATCTAAAAATCTTTGTAGAGCTTTACCTACTTTTTCTATATAGATAACTTCATCTCTTGCTTTAAGTGATTGATAATGATCATTTGCTTCTAATTCTTGTTCTGTATACGGCATTATTCTACCACCTTAAATGAATGTTTATTGTCTAAATATTCTACTGTTTTATTAATTCCGCTGCCGCTAACAACTTTAAAATGAACATTATAATATCTTTCAGGTTCTAAACCTTCTGTTTTCAATTTAAAAAAGTTACTTGTGCTATCACAACTTAACTTTGAACCGCTGCCAAATGGTATTAAAACGTGATCAGTTTTTGCATCTGTTATTGAATAAAAGCTTGAAGCTGACGGTAGATAATTAGCTGTTAGATATGCTGATGATGTTCCAAATGATCTTGCAAGGTATCTTTCTCTTCCGTAAACTCTTATTTTTGATACTGATCCTTGTTTGTATTGTTTTCTTAGACTAGTCAAATATACTTCTAATTTTCCAAGTTCATCTAAATTAGCAGCACTTAATGAACCTGTTGACCATGATGAGTCATCCCAAACAGCTTCTAATTTTGGATAGTATATCGTGTGTGTATCGCTAGAAAAGAATTTTAATACACCAAAGTTATTTGAATTTGATGCTG